TGACGCTCATATCGCTAATAACTGGACAACGCTCTACATCCGTTATGGTAAAAAGCTCTGCGAGTTCCGGGACCTTATATGTCAGCGGCCGACTTTAGAGACTGGGAACTACGCCGAAGGCTGGCAGGACGAGCTCCAACAGTGCCTCGACGAGCCCCCGGAGGACGACCGTAAAATTCATTTTTATGTTGATGAAGAAGGTAATAAAGGTAAGACTTGGTTTATTCGGAAATGGTTAACTGACCACAATGATGCGCAAATGTTCGGAGTCGGTAAGCGGGATGATATCGCTTACGCTGTTAATGTCACCAAAAGAATCTTCTTCTTCAACATCCCACGAGATAACATGCAATATATGCAGTATGGTATCCTCGAGTCTATCAAGGACAGACTCGTATTCTCCACCAAGTATATGCCGGTCACCAAGATCTTAGTCCACAACCCTCATGTCATCGTGTTCTGTAACGAATACCCCGATATGACCAAGCTGAGTGAAGACCGGTATGAAATTCATGTCATTTAAAATTGGAGCGATGCTACATCGTGACTAGAAAAAGAAAAAAGAAGCTATAGGAATGTGTTAAATGTGATTTAGTTTTTAGGTTCTTTATAGATACTTTCGACTAGAAAGCTGTAAGTTAGGACATCGGCTACCGCAGGTGAACCTGATGTAACCCCAGCTTGATCGCACCAGATAACAATGAATATAGGATCATTGCAGGTGTCTTGAGCTTCGCTTGAATAGGAAATTTGGCGATTAACCTTGATGTATTTTTTGTAAGCTCGCCAAGTTGGTCCGCCGACTCCTCGTGAGGATCGGTTGACTTCCCAACGCTTGTGCAAAAGTATAGTGTACCTGTCGGTGTTAATACTATAGTAATGCATCTGCATACTCGACAACGTAGTGTTGAAACTCTTGTATCTTGTCGTCGAGGATCCCTCCGCTTTATAGAACTCAGTTGTAGGAACGGTGAGGCTATCTTTAGGGCTAAGGACAGCCATGTTGACGTAAATGAATTCGTCTTTCCCGTTTGTGACGTCAAAATCGAAATGAATCTTGAACCCTCTAAGGTTAATGATATCCCGTTGACGACGGTTAATTTCATTGGTCGTGGTTTTTGCAATATCCGTTAGAGGTGTAGGAGCTAACGTACGTGTCGCGAGAAACTGCCAATCAGCAACCGTTGAATGCTTTTTGTTAGTAGCCATGCCGACTGGCTCTCCGATGTTTCGGCGGGAAAAAGCACTGCCGGCTCTCCCGCTTGCGCGATACCGGCTTTTTACTTTGGCATATTGGCGCCCGCGCCGTTTTGAACGACCGGTCACCATGAGCCGGCGTCGCTTCCATCGGTTTGAATATGCCATAGGGTAATCCGTCCTCCACTTATTATTGTACCACTGGTAGAATTCTCTTAGAGATTCGGCTTTGCCCAATGATGTTTTATATTTAATGGCTTGTTTTAAAGTGACCATTTTAAATAATGGAGGGAAGTTAGTGGGTTGGTCTATTATTACCCAACCCACTTCGGTTGCTTTCACTTCTGTTCATCTCACTTATTTTCGAAACGAAAATGTCGAAGCACTTTGTTTTTACTCATAACAACTACGATGCTGAAGTCCTTCAGCGTTACCGTGATTTGTTCACCGACAATGACCAAATCCACTACGCCGTTTTTGGACAAGAAGTCGCCCCTACCACCGGTTGCCGCCACCTTCAAGGATATGTCTGTTTCCGTACCCGCACCCGCATCCGTACGGTCCGCAATCTCTTGCGAGGAGCGCATGTTGAGATTGCTCGAGGAACTCCTGTACAATGTCGAGATTATTGTAAGAAGGATGGAGATTTTACTGAATTCGGACTGTTCGACGACATCCCTTTCCAAGGTAAGCGATCAGAGTTCGACAAGTTCAAGGAATGGCTTCTAGAGCAGCCTACTTGGCCCGATGACGCTCATATCGCTAATAACTGGACAACGCTCTACATCCGTTATGGTAAAAAGCTCTGCGAGTTCCGGGACCTTAT